ACACATAGCCGTCAACACTGACCAGCAGCGGGTTGACAAAGACGCCGCTGTCAGTTCCGCAGGTACGGGCCAAGCTGCCGATGGACCAGTGGCCCTCTTGGTAGTTGCACGATACATAGGAGTCAACTTCGTTCGAGGTGGCCGAAGGGTTGTACCACCAGATTTCGCGGAATGCACTGTTGTGGACAGCGTAAATCTTGCTGGCTTGGCTGGTATTCAGGTTGCGATACACATAGTCACTGACATCAGACGGCAGGGGCTTGACATAACCGTCAAACATCCAGAAGCCGGACCGGCTCATCCAGACCGCCATCGTGTCCACTGCGGCCACAGCCTGCTGCGAGATCAGGCCGCAGCCGCTGCCGATCTTCTCAAAGTTGTACACATACGGCTGGCCGATGTACTGACTCTGGTGGACATCGGTGTCTGTAAACAGCAGGTTTACACCCCGAACGCGCTTGCCAGCCATCAGCCTGCCGGTGGTGGCAATCTCGTAGTCGCCGGCCTGATTGGTGGTTGATGGCGTCCAGACGGTGTTATTTTCTTGGTCGCACCATGCGACCTTGCGGGGGTTGCCGCCAGCGCCGAGCGCAAAGACGAAACGCTCTGCCGTCACCATCATCGACTGGCAACTGGTGGGCGAGTTTGCAATCTGGGCCGCAATGGTGGGGGTGGCAAAGTCAATCTGCCACTCATAAATTTTGCCATCCGCATTGCTGCACCCGACAAGGTACTCGCCCCAAGTGTCCAGTGCCCATGTGGTGGCCGGAATCACATTACCGAGGTCAGGGCGGGCCACACCAAAGGCATACGCACCGTAGGAGCCGTACCCGTAGCCAATCGTCACCACGGCGTCAGCGTAGCCGGATGTGAAGCCAGTCGGGGTAATGTCCTTGATTGTGCCGGCGGTGTTGGACACATACAGGCCGGAGTGCGTGCCGATGCCGATGAATCGCTCGGCTGCATTGGTGCGCCAAGTAATCATGCCCCGAGCCTTGCCGGAGACTGTGCTGTCTGAGCGCTTGCGCCAGCCGCCGACCGGCAGCATTGAGCCCTCTTTCCAGCGCACCAGATTGGCGTCAAACCAGCGGCCAGCAGACTGGAGTTCTGTGCCGTTGCGGTAGACGCCTGGTGGAATTTGAAGCGGAATGTATGCCATTGTGACCCCTGAATAATCGCTATTTTCTCACGCCACAGGGGTTTAAGAGCATCTCAAACGGCCAAGTACAGCCCGATGTTGGCAAAGGCATAGCCAGCATAAACCACCCCCATCGGGATATTTCCTTTGAATAACTGCTCCACAGCGATCCCTGCATAGATCACCGTGACCAGAATAATTAGCCATCCGCTCATAGTTCTGACACATCGTAGACCTGACCACGGAACTCAATGCAGCCGTTGCCAAAGTCATGGACAAGCTCGGGCCACAGCAGTTGCCCGTTAAAAAATGTCAGGACGGCAAACCCTGAACGCCAGTTGGTGGGGTTGTCTTCCAGATAATCAAGGAACTGAGGGCCGCTTGGGTCGGCCAGGGTGCCTGTGTCAACCCCAAACCTGTTGCCGTTGTAATCGGCAAACGGGGTTACCTTGAGGCTGTGTAAATGTCCAGTGACAATTGACTTGCCAGCGCCAATCGTATTGTTGTGGGTGGCGTGGATGCCGCCCTTGTAACGGTGCTTGACGGCCACATTCTCGGTCGGCCAGCAGGACCAGCAGGATGTCCAAGCTGGGAAATGGTCTCTAAGGGAAAACCCTTTGACTCCCTCAAACTCTCCAGCGTTGGCCGCCAGCCTGTTTTCAAACCGGGCATCATGGTTTCCCACTGTCCAGACCAGCTTGGCCCGTCCGGCATCCTCCTCAATCTCGCCCAGGCTGGCCTCGCACGCCTTGAGTTCTTGGATGATGCTGGGCTTTGTAT